ATGGGATGAACGCTCCGTTCCGCGACTTACTTGCGTCCCCGAAGGGATGAACGATTTCATGATGTAGTATTATATAGAAAAGGAAAACTGTATCAACGGATACATCTTTTCTTACCGCAATAGTCTGCACAGATGTGCGGTCTATTACTCCACGATTCTACCAGGGTATGTTGGAAAAAGGGAGTCTGCAACACATCATGTAATGAGTGGTGCTCTAAGGAGATGGATTTGATACCACCCTGCTCCTCAATCAAGGGGATCACGTTGTCCCAGAAGACCTTCTGCATATACTCTGCACCCACTCCCTTGTTTGGGTTGTTGATGTCACGGAAGACCGCAGGTGCATCAGGGTCATTGTCAACATAATATCCAGGGTAGAAGAACCTGAGACGTGACTGATGGAAGCAGCAAGCGTGCACCACACCCCTACTATCGATCCTCAGTTGCCCAGGACTACCTTTGGTATGACCATAGCGACACACGACCTCTGAGTCCTCTGCTACAGGGTCTGGACGGTACGTTTGGTTGGGATCATCTGCTACCTGCAGGGTGTGCACCTTATCCCTGTAGGAATACGTAAACTTACCGTCTCCACGTCCACTAGCGTCATACATATCATTGACACGAGTGTGTTGGAAGTCTTTGAACTTCCACAGTTTGCTCAGTGTCTTACATCTTTTTATCTGATGTTGGTTGTGCTTGAAGACCAGCATCCTCCACACAGCAGGACCACCTGCCTTGATGAATGCTTTAGCACTCTGCATCACCTTCTTATAGTCCACACCCACACGGTATTGCTGCAGGGTATCTTCTAGACCATCAATAGAAAAGATGAGGAAACTATCTTTGTGTGATGCTCCCATGAGAGCACCAAGTCTTCCCCAGAATGCATCATCACGGGTACCACCATTGGTACTCATCTGGAAGACGATGTTGGGGTTGGACTTCAGGGTGTAGGCATATATCTCAAGCAGATCATCACATAATGTTGGCTCACCAAAAGACCCTTGGAAGTAGATCAACTCTGTCTTCGCAAGGGTCTCTTGTGGGAACCATGTCTTCCACTGTTCAAGTGAAATCTTTGACAGGTTCATTGATGGATCGGGTGCGAGCACCGCAACCTCATCGTTATATGATGTCTTATGTCTGGCACACAGAGGACACTTGGAGTTGCAATGATCTGTTAGATCAATGAGAAACTTCACTTATCACGCCAGTGGATCTCTGGGTATGCTTTCTCTACAACACTACGAGTGATGCGATACTTGCTTTGCAGTTCACCATCCTTGACCAAGGTAACGATCTCTGCCTCATCAGCATGGAGTGACTCCAACAGTTGAATCAGCAGGGTCTCCCGACGCATCTGAGAAATCTTGTCGTTGCCGCCACGGACAAAGTTATACAGTGACCGCCACTCATGAATCAGACGGGTGTGTCCATCAGTACCAGCAGGTGACTCGTTCTTCTTGTAAGGAACGTCACCCTCAGGGATGGCAGACTTGATACCCTTATCAAAGTTCCAGATAAGGATTGCCTTTACGTCATCCCGTTTATGAGTTTCCAGTAGTTCAACCTTCTTATCCACAGTCTTAGCACCGTGTACTGCTTTGAACAGTTCGGAGACCAGAGGATTGTTAGGAAGTTTTGCCATGATTAGTCGTCAAATTCATCGAGGTAGGGGGTCTCACCTTCAAATCGGAAAGAGATTAGAGTGTCGGCAACTGGGTTACCATTCTCATCGAACATCTCGGGGTGAGAATATTGGGGAGTTACATCGTGGATGTAGGCACGAACTAGATATCCAATCACTAAACCTATTCCAATTGTTTGCAGTAAGATCACTGCACCCATTGCAAGTAAGACAGCAGTTGAATCGAGCGTCATGCTAATTCTCCCTTTCTATATGTAGCGAAAATCTCTTCCCAAATATTTTGAAAAGAGGAATGAGTTTTGGTACACGCTTCTTCCGATTATACATCAGAAGGGTGCCCTTGTTTGTCAGATCATCTCCAAACTTTGAAGATGTTGCAGTGTCTCTTTGCATCCACCAATTGCTTTGTTGTTGATAGAGACTTGTGGGAAGGTAGCACCCTCCTCAAACTCATCGTAGAACTGTTGCCGAGTAAAGTCTTTGTCAAGTTTGTATTCAAGATACTCGATGTCAACTGCCGTAAACAGTTGGCGAACTCGGTCACACCATTGACAATTATCCTTGGAATACAGAACTGCTTGCATTTTACCAGCGGTTTTGGTTGAGTTTTACGATGTTGCCTACGACGACGAAGCGGTCAGACCCCTCAGTCATCTTGTCTACGCCATGCATGGCGTAAGAAGGATATAGCATGAGATCCCCACTCTTTTGACACTCAGGATAGAATTTGTTATCTCCTACCTGAAAGTAAAACAGTTTGGTGTCGGGGACATCAACAAAATGCACCCACGAAATCAGTTGACGTGGGTCCTCGTAGTGATTGTGAACATCAATCACTGCTTCGAGGTCAAGTTTATATAGTTGACCCCATATACTACTGTAACTATAGATGGTCTTACCCATAGGCAGACCAATGTCACCGAGAATTTTCTTTAGTTTGGGGACGTAGAGTTGTAGAAGATCCTTGTCAATAAAGTTACCCTCAACAGTCGGTGCTTTATTGTTTGGATTCTTATGAAAACCTGTGTAGTGTTGTCCCCAGTTCTTTCTATTCTCGATTGAATCTTCCCCTCCTTTCAGGAAGAAGGGATCATCATACCTCTGCTTCAGAGTTTGGATCAGTTCCGGCGGGTGCTCCCACTTCTCTGAGTAAAGAATCATCTTCTGGAATAATCAATGTCACGTCTATGTTCCCAATAGCAGAGACTATCGACTCAATGGCAGATGCCATGTGCCGATAGCCTGTGCCGACATAAATTTGCCCCGCCACCACTGAGACAGTTGCGATGCCCCAGAACCAATAGTAGTATTTTGATTTGACCTGGTGTCTTTTGGTCATTACAAAAAGGTAACTAAGATATTATAGGATACCTCAGTCACCTTGTCAAATATCACTCAGGACGCTCAGGATAGGAACCAGTCCTGGCCTTCTCACGCTCCATGTAATCGATGTCTGCTTGCACTTCCTTCTTAGCAAGCTGCTGCTTACGGTACAGATCCATACTGATATCATGCTGCTCACGATCGATACGCTTCCAGATACGCTCACGGAAACGCCAGGAGGGAGACTTATCGGAGCGATCAAGTGCCTCGCCAGTACCATCAAGGGAAAGGTTGCCCTTCTCATCTACCCTGAGCTCACTCCGAAGATCAGTGGAGGAAAGCGAAGTACAGTTCTTTGAAACCGACATCTCTTGTTTTACGACTGTTATACAGAGGTATTTAGTAAAGGTTCTCCTCTTGCTCAGTGACAATGGTCACGTCAGAAGTTGGATAGGAGACACAGGTCAGAAGGAAACCTGCTTCAATCTGATCATCATCCAGGAATGATTGATCTTCTTGGTTGACAGTGCCAGATTCAATCTTGCCTGCACAACTGGAGCATGCACCTGCACGGCAGGAGTAAGGGAGATCGATGCCTGCCTCATCAGCAGCGTCGAGAATGTATTGATCAGGAGCACACTCGATAGTGTGGTCTCCTTCGGAAGTCTTGAGAGTAACAGTGAACATAAGATCTATTGAACGTGAACAGTACCTATCATACCTGCACCTTTATGAGGTGCACACCAATACGTGTAATCTCCAGCATCACTAAAGGTAATTTCAAACTCTTCGCCTGGGAGCATAGCGAGAGATTCGTGTGCAAGATCAGGACGACCTTCCACAATTACATTGTGCGGAGGAAGCATGTTGTTCACAAAGTGAACAGACTCACCGGCATTGATAGTTACTTCGGCGGGATCAAAAACTAAGTTCCCGTTAGCACCCATCTGTACATCAACTGCCCAGGCAGGTAATGCAAGGAATAATGTAGCGAAGAAGGCAAAGATAAACTTCATTTGCTAATCGCAGACACAGTATGTATCTAAGTATTATCCCTTACTAAGTATTGTATCATAAAAAATCTTAGAACCCTAATTTTTGCCGGAGATTTTTTTTCTGTTTTACAGAAACTCAATCCCCATTTCGCTCTGCCAGGATCTCTTGGTCCTTCCTGTAACTAGGACGTTCCTTGTCATACTTGGTCCACTTACCATACATCTCTGACTTTTTATCTGACCGGGGGTCTTGAATGAAATAACTTTTATCACCACGCTCAGGCCAAAAGTCTTGCATCTCTCCCTCACGATCCAGGTCGAGAGTGATGCAGTGCAGTCCACCATCCCAGAAGTAACGGTGCCTGAAGTTCACGATGTGCCCTGTGATGCCATGCCTTTCAAAGGCATCGAACACTTTCTTATTGTAGTTGTTACAGATGACATTCTTCTCATCCACCACCAGCATATTGATATCAAAGACCGTCTCCTCAACATAGATTACCCAGTCATTCAACCAAGTCTCAACAAATTCAGTCAACGCATCGTTGTCTTCCTCTCCAGGAACCCACCAACGTCCTTTGTTTTTCTTCTTGATCTTCAGGAAACCATCCATCTGCTTCCATCCACTGCCAGGAATACGACAGACCTCCCATCCAGGGAATGTTTCTGCGAAGAATTCTTCTTTAGAAATAGTAACTAACAATCCTGGTTTGACTGGTGTTAGAGCACCATCACCATGCCCAGGAACATACAGAGGATGATTTCTAAACTCAGGGAACAAACGCTCCCACTTTGCCATGAATGTATCCTGGTTTGCCAGGTTCATGATGTTGTTCAAGGAGAAATATAGATCCCTACCACAACTGATGACGGCAGCACTGTTGACGTACTGATTGTATACAACTTCACCACCCTGCTCTTTGAACCACTTCTCTGCATCTTGGAACTCATTATATTCTTTGTTCACCCTGTAAGGATCACCAATAGTATTAGTAGCAGCACTCAGACACAGTCTCTCCATGTCCTCTAGATCTAGTCCTACCAGTAGTCCACCCAGACTGTAGGCGTGACCATCACGACGCTGGGACCCATAGTTGTGATAGAAATCACGGAGTTCCTCAATGGGATCCATATTCTGAACACCCCTAGCAGGTTTCATCATGTCAAGGATGAACTCTGCAACCAAGTCAGCACCAGGTTGCATCCACTCACGCTCACAGTCCTGATTGTGGATGCTGTAGATCATCTCTCGAAGATCTATGTTCTTTAGGTAATCACTGTTCGGCATGTACAGTTTGTTACCGATCACTGCAAGGTGATCCCGTGGAATCATTGCCGAAGGATACTTACATTGATATCCCCAGTTATGATCCTTCTCCCAGTCATCAGAAATATTAGTTCTAATAACATTGACACCTAACTCCGTCAATTTATCGCAGAGTTTTTGGTAGTCTTCCTCAGTTTCCTGAGCGATCCTTTCCATCCCAGCACGTGCTTTGGGATCTTTGATGTATGAATAAAACTCAGGAGGATATGATCTGCCAACAAGACACGTCTTCAGTTTGTCCCACGGTTGGTAAACAGATGGCATAGCAAAAAGAAACCTGCCCTATTTAGAGAGCAGGTAGATGAGTCCAGGGATGATGATGAAGAACTGAGGAAGGAAGTTCATGACAATTGCACGTTCCTTCCACTTGATTCCTACGTACGTCCAACCACTAGCGCCCAGCAGTTGAAGGATACTGTTCCAAGGGGTCCACCCCATCACATGAAAAACCATGGCGATGAGGATGATCGTTGCCGACATCCACTTGATTTGCTGGACCATTCCAGTGCCTGATTACTCCGCTAACAATAAAAATATTAGTACAAAGAACGCTGAGAAATAGAATAGTCCGTACGCCAGCCACGTAGTTGTCATAGGGTTTCGTTCTGTCATCTGAGAAACTTCCTAACGAATACTTCCAGACCTCCCAGATTTTCATTTGATGAATCCCTCATCTACAAGATACTGACGAGTCAATGGGGTGGGTTCGTAGTCAGTCCACATTGTACCAGCAGCACAGGAAGTCAATGCTTTCTGTGTCATGCCTTCAGTCTTACCTGCCCAGGTTGCTTCCTTCTCCCATGGCCATGCACTCTTGGGATACCCACGCTCAACAATGTCTTGCCACAGTTGAGGGACAGTATCTGTTGGGAGGATGATTGCAATGATGCTGTTGTTGATCGTGCCTGCCATGCAATCTTGTGCAGCATGCCATCCCTCATGCCTCATCACACCCATGAATGTGCTGGGACGAGTCATGTAATCCCTGTTCAAATAGAAATGATTACTGACCGTGTGATAGACACCACGATGCAGGGGAGGGAAATACTTATCATCAGCAAGATGCACATCAACTCCAATCTTATCGAAGGCATCCATCATCTGATGGAACTCATCCCGTACACCATCCCAGTCCCGACTGGGGTTGAGTTTTGCTACATCATCGATGGAACTGATCTTGTCTACTCCGTCAGTGCATTCCTTTAGGAGCATGCACCCCATGGCATCCATGGTTTTCCATCCCTTAGTAATCTTACCTTCATGTGCCTCTACTGGAACAGTTGCACCATGTGCTGCTCCCAATAAAAACCCAGCAAGAATATATTTGAACATAAAAATAGGGGGTCTTACGACTCCCCTATCTTAGCATAACTATCTGGATTTTGCCAGACAGTATCCATGCGGCGACGATATGTTCTTATTTATAGTGCGTTGCCTCGTGGAAGAACTTCTTCTGGGAAGATAAAGTTCTCATGTGGTTGGTCAGCAGGTGCCATCCAAGCACGGAGTC